GACTGCTCAAGATTATTCTTGAAGTATCCACTTAACTTATGTAGCCAGTTATATGTAGCTGTATCACAGAAGAAAAGAGTTGCACCTGATGTGTTATATCTAGGGTCTAGGTAACTTGACATATCATCAAGAAAATCATCTTGAGTTTTAGTATTAGTATCTAAACTGAAGACATTACCGTAGTTTTGAATAAAATCTACAGCACCTTGAGTGTACATAATGCCATTAGCATCTGTATATTGAGAACCAAATAATAATGATTGCTCAATGTCATACTTATGCTCAATAAGCTTTTCTTTCCAGATTCTAGCCCATTCATTTCCTTCATACTTTAGAACTGTTGCTCTAGCAGTATTTGTCATTGCACAAGATGTTTTCCAGATTTGAGTCTGTCCATATCCTGTACTGAAAGGCTGGTCTTTCCAAGTTTCTGGATAACCAGTACCTTCACCAAATGCTGAACCAACAACATAGCATCTTTTAGCTTCAAGTGATGAATGAATTACTTCACTGTGAACATCAGCTTCTGCAGTAGTTGCATCAGCAAAAGAACAGAAATCCATAGCGGCTCCTGTGCTTCCTTTTACCATTTCACACTTTAAAATAACAAATTCGCCAGAATCAGTCACTGAAGCTACTCTACCAACTACAAAGTCAGTTTGAACTCCTGGAACACCATCTGCACCTATGTTAAATTTAACTAGATTTCCTGGTAAGAAAAATGAAGGCTTAGTTCCAGTAGAACCAACATCAATTTTTCCATTTGATTGACTATATACGTTTTGAATATTACCAGCAGATAGGTAGTCTGTACCCATTTTAAAGTAATATGTTGCTCCAGTTGCAATAAGTCCACTAGCTACACTAGCGTCTGTTGTTGCTACTGCAGATGATACACCATGGGCTGTTACATAAGCATATCTCTTATGCCATGAGCCTCTTCTTTCTGTGTATTTGAATTTAGGGTCGTCACATGGTTTTTTTCCAACCTTACTTACGAAACGAAAGAACGGGTCTTGTGCAATATTTAGTTCGGAAACTCTAGAACCAAAATTGTACTTTCTCCGTAAATCGCCTGTACTAAGTTCAGAACCAACACGCTGTCCACTACTAACATTCGTAGACTTTGGGTCTGCACCAGGTGACAAATTCGATAATGTAAAATTATCAGCCATTTGTAATCTCCTTTGCGATTAGTGAGATTACTTAGCTAAACAAGTCGGACATACCTCCGTCGCTTTCTGCAAGCTGGTCAAATATGCTATCATCTACTGACTTAGCAGGAGCTGGAGCACTATTAGTTCCACCTTGAGATGTCGGAATATTTCTAGCCTCTTGCATTTGGCCAAGCATCTCGTTTTTGGTAGAATTAGCTACATTTTGTGCGACTGTATTTTTGTTTAAAAGGTAATACATATCATCATAAGTAAACTTTCTATCTCTTGCATTAAGCACCATTGATTTAAAATCTTCCTCAGACATGTTATGTTTTTCCATAAACTCTTTTGCCTCAGCAACATTTTGAGTCTGTTGTGCTTGCTTTTGATTGTCAGCTTTTTCTTTAGTTAAAATATTATTAACCCTTTTTTGCACTGTAGCATCTACCATTTGATTAAGTACTTTTGCAGATTCAGAATTAGTATCTGTCACTGCCTCATGTCCATCAAATACAAAATCCTCTGAAAGATTCAATTGATTTTGAACTGATGTAGGTGTTTGACCACCATTCTGTAGGTAGTTTCGAATAGTATCCACTAGGCCACTATCTCGTTTCATGAAGTCGACCAAAGGTCTGATAGGCTCTAACTCTTTGAGTTGGCCATTTAATCTTTGAGCTTCACGACTGGAATCTTTATACCTTTTTTCCCAGTCAGTACCATCTGTTGCTACAGGGTCAGCTTGTGGCTGAGTTGCCTGCTCTACTTCTGGTTCTTTTGTTGCTTGTTGAACTTCCCCTTGAGGTTGAACTTCGTCTGTTATAGCTCCATTCACCTCGTTGTCCAAAGCATTAAAGAACGAATCACCAGAGCCAAATACGCCTTCTTCAGCCTGAGCTTCAGTTGGCATTGGGTTACTAGTATTCTCTTCTATCATAATTTTCCCTTTATACTAATTGTTAATTTAACTTATTTATCTTCTCTAGGCAAGTTATTTAATAAATTATTTAGTTTGTCTTTACTATCAGCTAAATAATCTTTACTATCTTCCCTAATTTTTTGCTGTAAAACTTTAGTCTCATTTCGTTCAATAGATTGTGCAGCTTTTGTTTCAGCCGCTTTTCTATTAACTTCCATTTCACCTTGCATAACCTTGCCTTTAATTCCAGCTTGAACAAGTTGTCTTTCAAGAGTTTCAATAGTTCCCTCTTTATCTTGCATGCCTTTTTCAAGATTATCAATTTGACTTTTAAGTTGTGAGTATAATGACTTACGTGCTGCAATCTTATCTTTTTGTTTAATATCTGTTTCAGCTAAGACAGCAATGTCATCAACAACTCCCATTTGCAATAATTCTTTTAACTCTGCTAAATATGCCCATCTATTTACTGGCAATGTAGAACCTCCTATAATTCTAACATCAAATTGTGCAGAACCATAGTCTAAGTATTTACCAATAGCTTCACCCATATCATTATACATAGGAATGTTTATCTCTATCTCTTTTTCTTCTCGCAATGAGTTTGGCTGTACTATTCTAAATACTTTATGAGCTTTATATATAGATTGAGAATATTGTTTAACAACTTCTCCTACCTTCCTAAGTGCAGGTTCAACAGCATGCTTTAACCAATACTTAACTCTACGAGTACCATATTCATCTTGAGCTAACATACCTTTATAAGGCATATCTTTAGTTTGACTTGTATCTCCTTGCATAGAACTATAAATACCTGCTAGATATTCCATATCAGCTTTACCTTCTCCAGAAATACCAAAGAAAGCATTAGGCAATTGATAAGGCTGTACAGGTGTAGGTGCATTAAATCCACTTCGTAGTGGTAATAATGCTCCAGGAGCAGAGGCATACTTTTCCCAATGCTCAGTATCTATAGAGCCCTCTTCGTACATCCATCGCAAGGATGAACCTAGTGATGCATTATGCACCATAAGTTGATGTACCTTGTTTAACTCTTGTTGTTTGCCTATGAGTGGGGAAACTGCACTTATTGGATACGGAGTGCCAGTCCATTTGTAGTGAAAAGGAACCAAGGGATAATCCTTGATTTTTGAAGGTAAGTACTTTTCATAAATACAGACATCCCCAACTACACAGGTTTTCTTAATTCTTGAGTCATAAAATTGCACAGTATCAATTATCATTTCTGCAAACTTTGCATCTTTTAATAATATATCAAACTCTTTTTTAGTTATAACTCTATTCTCAGTAACCGAAGCTTGTTTTTGTAATTCACTAGTAAATTGAGCCTCAGCCATTTGCAATTCTTCTTCTTGCTGTTTTTTTAATTTTTCTAATTCAAGAGCCATTCTCTCAGGCAACATTTGTTTTTGTTGTACTGCCTGTTGCATTTTTAATTCTTGCTCTTTATAAGATACCATATGCTCTTTTTGCATTTCTAGCAATCTAACTTTTACTCTTTGTCTTATTTGTCTTATAGTCTCCATATCAGGAGGAATTCTATAAAACATATTAACATATAGTATTTGTTCTTTCTCGAACATCTCATAGTATTCTATTAAATCTGCTCTACTAGTATCTTCTTCATCTAGTATATCGTGACTAGACTCCTCTAATATATCTTTAGCACTAAAGTCTTTTTGAGTTTCATCAAATACTTTTTCAGTTTGATTGTATGTACTATTATCAAATGAGTTAGCATTTTTAATTTTTCTTTTAAACTCAGGATATATATTCATTAAATGTTTTTTAGGCAAAATCTTTCTAAGCAGTACATAAGCTGCATCTTCAAACAATAAGCTTCTAGACTTAGGGTCTACATATACATCAAATGGGTCTGGCTGATGTAAAGTTATTTCACCCATTCCTTGGTCGGCATTAGGGTCTATATCTACCATAAGGTATCCCATTGACTTAGTAACTGAATCGTTGATTGCATTCGATAATAGTGACTGGCCATTTGAGTGATACCAAATATAATCTGCTACGTCAGAGAATACTGCAGCAACATCACTGTCACTACCCTCTACTCCAACAGCTTGCCATCTAGGCTTATTTGCTGTTGCATAAAAATTTAACATTTCTACTACAGGTATTATTCTGTTAATAGTGAATGTAGGCATACCTTGGTCTTCAAGGGTAGCCTTATCTTCTGCAGATAATTGGTTGTCGTGTGCAAAATCGCACCCTTTTTGGTTTATAAACTCCCATTGATTTCTATTGCCAGTATTGACATTATCAAATATGTCACGTACTCTCAATGCTCGTTTGTCTTGTCTCTTAGCCATTAATCATCTTTCTCCTTGCAATCATCCCATGCAGATAAGTCCAACATAGGAAGAGGTTTCTCAATTTCATAGTCTTTAAGCTTATCATTCTGTATAGCTTTTTTACGCCCACCTTTAACATAAGGCTGCCCATTTGCACATCCAACATCATATACAAAAAAAATAGTTTTAAATATACCAACTCTAACTACCCTTGCTGGTTTTTCGTTTAGATGCACAACATCGTCTGTGTTTAGGTCGTTCCCTAAAAATATTTTGAGTGATTCTAGGATACCTTCCAGAGTCGACCGAAACATCATAACGGAAAATGCGGCTATGGCCATCCACCCCCACTGACCTAAAAAATAGCTGACTTGCTGTTGTAGTTGTTCTTCCATTACTTTCCATTTCGCTTCCCCTGTTACCTGTTAGAACAATGGTTTCTCAGTACCTAATATTTGATTAAATACTTTATTGTCCGTCTTTATACTGTCTAGAGTATTAGACTGCATTCCTTTAGTTGTTAAATATTTTGTATTAGCTTGCATTCTTTTCTTTGGACTATCTACTTTAGGCTTCCATAGTTCAAAGTATCTATTTTGCATTTCATTAATTTCTGTAGGAGCAGGCTTTTCATCTTTCATTAAAGCTATTCTAGTTATAACAGAGTTAATTAATGGGTCATGCATTATATCTTGACTGCTTTTATCAGAATATGACTGAGTCTTAGAGTCATATACAGCTAACTTTGTTATATCAAAATCATCTCCATACCCTTGCTCTTGTAAAAATTTATTTGCTTTTTGCACCCTATCCTTATGTGAATCTCCTAGATTAGGGTCTTGAACAGTATCGTAATATCTAATAGGGTCCATTTGAAATGGTCCATAAGACAATGCATCATCCATATTATAGTCACCAAAATCACTTTCAGCAGATGCTATATAAGTCATAAACTCAGTAGCATTACTACTAGCACCTAATTGATTTCTAGCAAAATTATCTGCCATTTCTATTGCTTGTTTTAAATCCATATTATGCGACCACCCAACTTTTTGGTTTTGGTTTATATCTGTAGTGTTTGCCTCCAGACTCTTTGATACCCATAGGAGGCTGAGCAAACTTACAAGCATAAGCAAGGGCATCAATTGTATCATCATGTCCCATCCTAGGGCCAAACGTAATAATTTCATGATGTAAGTCATACATTTCCTTTTTAATATGCATTTGCCCTACTGCAAACCTTTGGGCAAGTATCTCTTGTATTCTATCTCGTTTACTCATTCTAGTGCCAGGCTTCTCTTCCTTAAACTTTACTCCAAAATCATTTCTTCGTAGCATCTCAGACCTTAAACATTGAAATACTGGTCTTGACATTGTTGTATCCTCTATGACAAACATAGTAGGATGGTATCGCTTTTCAAGCTCAAATATATAGTCTACTACTCCCTTTTTAGCATCCCCAGGTATACCCAGTACAGGTATTCCTCTTTTTCTAATATACTCTATTACATATACTTTATTAAATTCATCT